AGTGCCTGGACTGTGGTGAGCCGACGTTCGGATCGCGCTGTCGCTCATGCGAGCAGGCACGCGATCGATCACGTGGGACCAGGCAGGCGCGGGGGTACGACGTCGCGCATGATCAGGCGCGCGCCCGACTGGCCCTCACGCTCCCTGCCCTGTGTGGCTATGGCTGCGGCGCGACGCTCACGAACGACGCGTCATGGGTCGCAGCGCACGTGATCGATGGCGACCCGTCAGCTGGTTGGATCGCGTCCTGCGTGACGTGCAACGAGCGAGCGAAGCGGGAGCACGGGGCGGTCAGGAAAGTGGAGCGCGTTTCCAGGTAGGACCCAGCGCTACCACGCTCGCGATGCGTACGGGTTGGGAGGTTCCTCGGAAATGCCCGGACCCGCACCAAAGCTCAACCGTCGCCGGCGCAATGCTCCGGCCCGGGGCGACTGGACCAGCGAGACCGCGACCGGCTGGCAGCACGGCGAGACACCCCAGCCGCCGAGGGTCTCGATCGCCGCCCGCGAGACGTGGACGGTGTGGATGGGCTCGTGGTTCGCGGCGCACTGGCTGCCCGAGGATCTGCCGAACCTCCGGCTCGTCATCAAGCTCTGGGCGAAGGCCTGGACAGGCAAGGCGGCGAGCGCCGAGCGGTCCGAGCTCCGCCAGCTGATGGACAGCTACGGCATCACCCGGAAGGGCCAGCAGGACCGCCACTGGGTGCCGCCCGATGATCTCGACGCGCCGGGCGACGAGGCGGAGGACGGCGGGCCCGTCGATGAGGCTGGGCCATACGGTCATCTCCGCGTCGTCGCGGACGGCGCGTGAGGGGCTGGCGAGGACCGACCCCCGAGCGACCGTTCCCCTCGCTCGGCTGGGGCTTCCTCGAGTGGAGCTACGCCTACCTCCCCAACCCGTCCGACGACACCAAGCCGCTGGTCTACACCGACGATCAGGCGCGCCGGATCGTCCGCTGGTTCGAGATCCACCCGGTCTCGGGCGACTACCTCCATACGACGCTCATCCTCGAAGAGGCGAAGGGCTGGGGCAAGAGCCCATTCGCCGCGACGCTGGACATCGGCGAGTTCGTCGGGCCGGTGTGCTTCGACGGCTGGGACGCGAACGGCGAGCCCGTCGGCGTGCCATGGGGCACGGCCGGCCGGCGATCACCCTGGATCCAGATCGCCGCCCTATCCGAGGACCAGACCGACAACACCTACGGCGCTGCCTACGCGATGCTCGCGGCCCGCGATGGCAAGGTCGCCGACAACCTCGGCATCGACCTCGGCCGGACCAGGCTCTACCTCCCGAACGACCCGGGCGCCGTCCTCGAGCCGGTGACCGCGAGCTCAGGCTCCCGGACCGGCCAGCCGATCATCAAGGCGACGCTCGACGAGACCTGGCTCATGAACCGCCGCAACGGCGGGACGAAGCTCGCGTCGACGATCCGGTTCAACCTCTCGAAGACCAACGGCCGCTCGGTCGAGACGACGAACGCCCCGATCACCGGCGAGAAGTCGGTCGCCGAACAGTCGGACCCCGATCGACCGGCCGCCGGCGTGCTCCACTACCACCGCCAGCCTCGCCGGATCCCCGACCCCTCCTGGACCGACGACGAGCTCGAGGCGGAGCTGCGGCACGTCTACGACGATGTCCCCTGGGTTAGGCCCTCGCGCCTGGTGCGCGACATCCGCGACCCACGCTTCACCTGGGTGGACTCGCTCCGGCAGTTCTTCAATCTCCGCTGGTCTGGCTCGGGCGTCGCGGTGGATCCGCGGCGGTGGGACGCGATCGCGAAGCCCCGGGACGTGCCCGAGGGCTCGTACATCGGGATCGGCTTCGACGGCTCGATCAACGAGGACGAGACGTGGCTCCGGGGTTGCCTGCCGGACGGCTACCGCTTCACGATCGGCCGCTGGTTCCGACCGAAGGATGCGCCCCGCGAGTGGAAGGTTCCTCGGGCCGACGTCCATGAGAAGGTCGACTGGGCCTTCACGTACTACTCGGTCGGCCGCATGTTCTGCGACCCGTTCAAGTGGTGGACCGAGGTCGAGACCTGGGCCGCGAAGTACGGCGACGACAGCGAGGGCAAGCCGCGGGTCCTCGCCCTCGAGACGAACCAGGAGCGGCGGTTCTCGCCGCCGGTCGATCGCTGGCTGACATCGGTCCGGGAGGCGGATCCGGCCACCGGCTACATGACCCACGACGGCGACCCCGACGCCGGCGCCCACGTCAAGGCGATGGTCCTGCGCCGAGTGCGCCAGACCGAGCTCGAGGTGGACGGGCGCACTCGGTACGTCGTCGTCAAGGGCGATGACCGCGCGCGGATCGACGGTGGCGTGGCCGACATCCTGGCACTCGAGGCCGCGATGACCATGCCGCCGCCGGCCGAGGAGCCGGGACCGTACTTCGTTCGCGTCGAGTGAGGGACCGAATGCTCCGTCGATACCTCCCCGTCGCCCTGTCGTTCCTGGCGTACATCCTCGTCGCGGTCAGCGCGGCGATGTACGACCTCCGCCTCGTGCCGCTCGTGGTGGGGCTGGCCGCGCTCTACGAGGCCCGCGAGGCTTCCGGGTGAGCGTGATGCGGGCTCTCTGGGGTCCGCCCGGCGAGCGCCGCGACATCTTCGCGAACAGCTCGATCATCCCCTCGGTCGAGGCTGCCTCGGCGGTGATGGGCCAGGAGCAGGCCACCCGGATCATCGCGGTCATGCGCTGCAACCAGATCCTCGCCGACACGGTGGCCACCCTGCCCGTCTCCGCGATGGACGTGAGCGGCGAATCGCCCGAGGCGCTGCCGGATCCAGACTGGCTCCGTTACCCGGTGCCCGAGGACCCGACGATCACCCGGGTCGAGCACTTCTCCGAGGCGGTCCTGTCCTACGGCCTCGACGGCAACATCTTCACGCTCGCCCTGCCGAACGTGTTCGATCCGGCGGCGGTCTACGTGCTCGACCCGTCCAAGGTCGAGTGCCGCAAGAACCAGCGCTGGCGCGTGTCGCTCGACACCGGGCGCGAGGACGTCGGGCCCGACCAGATGATCCAGGTGAGCCGCGTGCGCCGGCCAGGCACCCTCCGCGGCCTGTCGCCGATCGACGAGGCGGCCCTGCCGCTCGGGACCTATCGCGCCGCGCAGCGGTTCGGCCGCCGGGTGTTCGACAACGGCGTCTACATGTCTGGCTACGTCGCCCTCCCGGGCCCGGCCGGCAAGACCGTCAAGGAGGAGCTCCAGGCCTCGATCAACGAGCAGTACGGCGGCGGCAACCAGATGAAGCCCGGGATCTTCGCGTCCGGGGCCAAGTGGGAGGTCCCGCAGCTCTCGCTCGAGGCGCTCCAGTTCCTCGACCTCCAGAAGCTCAGCAAGGCCGACGTCGGCACGCTGTACGGCATCCCGCCGGTCCTCCTCGGGATCACCGAGCAGGGCGCCGTCGCCTACGCCTCGGTCGAGATGCAGTCGATCGACTTCGAGAAGTTCACGATCCGGCCGATCGTCGAGCGGATCGAGGTCGCGTACAGCCGGCTGCTGCCGATGCCGACCTGGAACCTCCGGTTCAACACGAACGGCCTGCTCCGCGGTGACTTCAAGACCCGGACCGAGGCCTACCACAACCTCGTCGGCGACAAGATCCTCCGGCCCGCCGAGGTCCGCAGCGCCGAGGGCTACCCGCCGGATCCGGACATGCCCGGCTACCTCGAGACCCCGAACAACAACTTCGCCGCAGCGAGGCAGGTGGCATGACACGAGAACGCGCGATCCCGGCCGCGGCCCAGCTCGAGCTCCGCTCGTCGGACAAGGGCCATCACCTCACGGGCTACGCGGCGATCTTCGGCTCGCCGTCGCTCCCCCAGCCCTACGTCGAGATCGTCGAGCCCGGCGCGTTCGCCCGCAGCCTCGTCAACCCGCCCAATGGCCGCCAGACGCTCGTCATCGACCACGACGACAGCCAGCTCCTGGCGTCGACGGCCACCGGCCGGCTCAACCTCGCCGAGGACTCGAAGGGGCTCCTCGTCGAGGCCGACCTCGTCGACACGACCTACGCCCGCGACCTCCGCGAGCTCTCCGACGCCGGCGAGCTGTCCGGCATGAGCTTCGAGTTCAGCGCGACCAAGACCGGCGCCCCGTTCAGCTCGGATGGCAAGCGCCGATCGCTGCGCGAGGTGCGCCTCTTCCACGTGACCGCGCTGACCGGGAAGACCCCGGCGTACCTGGAGACGACTGCTGCCGTGCGTGCCCTGAGCAACGGGATCGACGCGAGCTTCGAGGACGTGAGCTCGCTGCTCGAGGCGGTCCGGGAGGGCCGCAAGCTGACGTCCGACGAATGGAAGCTCCTCCAGCGCGCCGCGGCCGCCGTGGCGCCCGAAGGTGCCGCGAAGCGGTGGAGCTCGGCCGCCTGGGACGCCTCCGCGGCGTCGTGGGCCCTCAGCCAGATCGTCGAGATCCTCGGCGACGAGGCCGACGATGCGGTCCAGGCGGGCTACCTCCGGACCGCGATCGATGCCCTCCAGCAGTTCATCACCGCCGAGACGGCCGAGGTGGGCTCGGCCGAGGACATGATGG